GGCCGAAGCATCCGATGCCGTGCTCTCTGCCAGTGCAGCGAAGAGCGCCGGGGGCACCAACCATTTTTACGTCGGCTCCAACAAGGAGATGGCCCTTGAGTTCATCGATGCCTGCGCCATGTGGGCCAAGATGTTCAACCGGGCGGCCGGGGAGATCGAGGAAGAGATCTTCGAGGACGAAGACAAGGACATCCTCACCTATACCATACGCTTTACCAGCGGCTTCAAGATTCAGGCCCTTTCCTCCCGCCCCTCGAACATGCGCGGCCGGCAGGGCAACGTCACCATCGACGAGGCCGCCTTCCACGAGCAGTTGGCGGAAGTGCTCAAGGCCGCTCTGGCGCTCACCATGTGGGGCGCCAAGGTACGCCTGATCAGCACGCACAACGGGGTGGAAAACCTTTTCAACGAGATCATCCAGGACAGCCGCGCCGGCAAGAAGCGCTACAGCGTCCACCGCATCACCCTGGAGGACGCCTGCGCCGACGGTCTGTACCAGCGCATCTGCCAGGTGCGGGGCGTGCCCTGGAGCCAGGCGGCCGAGGACGAGTGGAAGGAAAACCTGCTGCGCGACACCGCCACCCGGGAAGACGCCCTGGAGGAATATTACTGTGTGCCCAAAAGCGGCGGCGGGGCCTATCTCTCCCGCGCCCTCATCGAAGCACGCATGGTCGAGGCGCCGGTTTTGCGCTTCGAGGGTTCGGCCGAGTTCAACGGCTGGCCCGAGCACCTGCGCGAAGCGGAGATGCGCGACTGGTGCGAGGAGCATCTCAAGCCCCTGCTGGCGAAACTCGACCCGAAGGAGCGCCACGCCTTCGGTGAGGACTTTGGCCGCACCGGCGACTTGAGCGTGTTCGCGCCCATCGCCATCGGGCAGGACCTGCGCCGGCGCGTACCTTTCTTGGTCGAGCTGCGCAACGTGCCCTTCAAGCAGCAGGAGCAGGTGCTGAACTACATCGTCGACCGCCTGCCGCGGCTGCAGGCCGGGGCCCTGGACGCCCGCGGCAACGGTCAGTACCTGGCCGAGCAGACCGCCTACCGCTACGGGGCCGGCCGCATCGAGTGCGTCATGCTCTCCCAGGGGTGGTACCTGGAGAACATGCCCAAACTCAAGGCCGCCTTGGAGGATGATCTGATGAGCGTGCCGCGCGATCGCGACGTGCTCGACGATCTTCGCGCCATCCAGGTGATCAAGGGCATTCCCCGCCTGCCGGAGGGGAAGACCGGCGCCGGCAAGAACCGCCACGGCGACGCCGCCATTGCCATCGCCCTGGCCTATTACGCCAGCTTGATGGATGCCGTCGAATACGCCTATCACCCGGTGCGCAAGCATGACGAACTGCCGCGCCGGGTGCGCGCCACCGCTGGGCTGGGCCTGGGGAAAGGACTCTGGTAATGGCTCTTCTGGACGCCTACGGCCGCCCGGTACAACTGCAGGAACTGACCCGCGAAAAAGCCGCGCCGGTGATGGCCGGGGTGCGCAGCATCTGGGATCAGTCCGTGGCCGGCGGGCTGACTCCCCGGCGCCTGGCCGCCCTGCTGCAGGCCGCCGCGGCCGGCGATCATGACGAGTACCTGGTGCTCGCCGAGGAGATGGAGGAGCGGGATCTGCACTACGCCGCCGAGCTCGGCAAGCGCAAGCTCGCCGTTTCACGCCTGCCGATCAGCGTCGAGGCCTATAGCGACAGCGCCCGGGACGTGAAGCTGGCCGACGACGTGCGCGCCCTGGTGCGCCGGCCGGGCTTTCGCGGCCTGGTCAAGGATCTGCTGGACGCGTTGGGCAAGGGCTTTTCGGTGGTGGAGATCGTCTGGGACCGCTCCGGAGCGAAGTGGCGGCCGGTCGCCTACAAGCACCGCGACCCGCGCTTTTTCCAGTTCGATCGGGTGGCGCGCAGTGAAATCCGCCTGCGCGATGAAGCCGATCTGCTGAACGGGCTGCCCCTGGCGCCCTTCGGCTTCATCTGCCATGTACCGCGCATCAAGACCGGCATTCCGATTCGCGGCGGTTTGGCCCGGCTGGCGGCCTGGGCCTACCTGTGCAAGGGCTTTTGCGTCAAGGACTGGCTGGCCTTCGCCGAGGTGTTCGGCATGCCGCTGCGCCTGGGCAAGTACCAGGCCGGGGCCAGCGACGCCGATATCGCGGTGCTCAAAACGGCCGTGGCCAATCTCGGTTCGGACGCGGCGGCGGTGTTCCCCGATTCGATGATGGTCGAGCTGGTGGAGGTGGCCGCCAAGGGCGGCAGCGCCGAGTTCTTCAAGCTGTTGGCCGGCTATCTGGACGAGCAGGTCAGCAAGGGCATCCTGGGCCAGACCGCCTCCAGCAGCGGCACTCCGGGCAAGCTCGGCAACGAGCAGCTGCAGGCCGAGGTGCGCGACGATATCCGCGACGATGACGCCGAGCAGCTGGAGGAAACCCTGGGCCGCGACCTGGTCAAGGCCTACATCGATCTGAACCACGGCCCGCAGGAAAACTACCCCGCCGTGCAGCTGCGGGCGGCCCAGGCCGAGGACACCGTCGCCTTGGTCACCGCCCTGGAAAAACTGGTGCCCATGGGCCTGAAGGTGGAACAGAGCGTGGTGCGCGACCGCCTGAACCTGCCCGATCCCGATGCCCGGGCCAAGCCGGAGGATCTGCTGGCGCCGCCTTCGGCCGCGGCGGCCGGGCCTGCGGGTCTGAACCGCGCCCTGAACCGGCAGCGGCCGTCCTTTACCCCGGAGCAGCAGGCCCTGGAGGAACTGGCCGACCGCGTGGCGGACGCGACAGCGGATGTGACCGGCAACGAGGCGCTGATTCGCCAGACCCTGCTGGCGGCCGAGAGTTATGACGAGGCCCTGGCGAATCTGCTGGATCTCTACCCGCGACTGCGGGCGGAGGACCTGCAGGAGCTGCTGGAGCGCGCCCTGGTGAACGCCGAGCTGTTCGGCCGCTGGGCCGCCGCCACGGAGGGACGATGATCGACCTGAAGCCCCTGCCCATGGAGGAGGCGCAAGCCTTCTGGCGCGGCAAGGTCCGGCTCGGCCCGGGCGAGTTCGCGCGGCTGTCCGCCGAGGCCAAGGTGCGGGCCTTCGCCGTTTCGGGCATGGCCAAGGGGGCCGAGCTGGACACGGTGTTCAGCGCCTTGCAACGGGCCATCGACGCGGGCACCTCGTTCGCGGATTTCAAGGCGGATCTGGCCGAGATTCTGGGCCGGCGCGGCTGGACCGGGCCGCGCGCCTGGCGGGTGGACAACATCTTTCGCACCAACATCCAGACCGCCTACGGCGTCGGCCGTTACCGGCAGATGCAACAGGCCGTCGCCGAACGGCCCTTTTGGCAGTACAGCGCCGTCAACGACAGTCGCACCCGGCCGACCCATGCCGCCATGGACGGCAAGGTGTTCCGGCATGACGATCCCTTCTGGGATACCTGGTACCCGCCCAACGGCTTTCGTTGCCGCTGCGGGGTGGTGACCCTCAGCGAAGAGGAACTGCACGAGCAGGGCCTGAGCGTCGAGGAGCGCGACCCGACGGGCCGCCTGGTCGAGCCGATGGATCCGCTCAGCGGCCGCAAGCTGCCGGCGCGTCTGATGATGCCGGATCCGGGTTTTGCCCACCACCCCGGCAAGGTTGTCTGGGGCGGAGTGACCGAAGCTTTGGCCGAACATTTGGAACAATGGCCCGTTGCACTGGGCAAGGCGGTGCTCTCGGAGCAATTGTCCGGGCCGGCCTTCGCCGCCTGGTACCAGGCGCCGCAGGGCACCTTCCCCGTCGGCCGGTTGTCCCGACAGGCGGCCGAGGCGATGGGTGCAAAGCGGCAGACCGTGCAGCTTTCTGCCGCCACGGCCACCAAGCAGGCGGCCCGACATCCGGAGCTGACGGCGGCGGAATACGCCCGGGTGCAGGCGGCCATCGACCACGGCCGCCAGATTCAGGACGGCGCCCGTTCGCTGATTTACGTTCTGGAGGAGGAGCAAGGGTATGTGAGTGTCGTGAAGTCGACGGGTACGGGCCAGGCGGTGTATTTGACGAGCTTTCGCCGGCTCAGCGCCGACCAAGTCAAGCGGGATGCCGAAGTCAGGCGGCTGTTGAAGCGCAGGGGAAAACAGTAGGCACTGCGGCGGGGCCCCCCATTCCGCTTGCGCGGCAACCCCGCATGGCGCTCCCCGATGCCCCGTGGGGCCTCTCGGGTGCTACGGCCGGGGGAATATCACCGTGTCGCACAGTGCCCACGAACAGTTTACCTCGAACAGGCAGGAGGGGCAATGCAGATTCACATCACCGCCGACGATGCCCGCGCCCAAGAGCTGCTGGATCGGATTCAGCGCCGCGGCCACGCCCTGCAGCCGGTGCTTTCGGAGATCGGCGAAATCGCCCGCACCGGCATCGAGCGCACCTTCGCCGCCGGCGGCCGGCCGCACACATGGAGCCCCTCGGCCCGGGTGCGCCGCGAAGGCGGCCAGACCCTGAGCGACACCGGCCGCCTGCGACGCAGCTTCAGCGTCCAGACCGGCGCGCACCAGGTGGCGGTGGGCACCAACGTCGCCTACGCCGCACCGCTGCACTTCGGCGCCAAGATCGGGCCGCACGTTATTCGGCCCCGGGCGGGCCGGGCCCTGTTCTGGCCCGGCGCGGCCCATCCGGTGAAACAGGTGCGGCACCCGGGCTGCACCATCCCGGCACGGCCCTTTCTGCTGGTGGCCGCCGAGGACTGGCCGAAAGTTCACCGCGCGCTGTTGCGGCATCTGACCGGCGGCTGAATTTGCCCTGTGAGCCGCCGCCGGCCGCGAGACGGGTAACGGGCCGGGTTTGGAAAAAAGTCGCAACACGCAAAAATTTAAAGAGGGTTTAAAGGGGGTTCCGATCATGAGCCGTGAAGTCAAAACCGCCACACAGACCGCCGGCGCGCATCACAGCGCCCCATTCCCGCAAAACGCCTGCCGCGCGGCCCTGAATTTCGAGCTGGCGGCGGCCGAGGTGCCACCGGCCGAGTTGCCCCTGATACCCGCCGGGGAAACGGTGCGGGGCCGCGACGGCCGGGCCTGGCGCAACGTCGACCCGCAGGGTGTGGTCGAATATTTCGCCGCCCGCGGTCTCGATGTGCCCATCGACATCGAGCACGCCACGGAACTCAAGGCGCCCCAGGGCGATCCGGCCCCGGCGGCGGCCTGGATCAAGGGCCTGGAGGTGCGCGACGGCGGCGCGGTGTGGGGCCGGGTGGACTGGACCCCCAAGGGCGCGGAGTTGGTGCGCAACCGGGAATACCGCT